CTACCGCACCCCTACGGAAGTCGAAGCCCAATACTGGGCCGGACACACCGGCCCCGACCAGACCGCCACCGCGGCCTGAAACTCAACAACCGCTGACCCTCAACAAAACCCAGGACTTGACAGCCAGCTTCGAGCCGACGTCACGGAATGCCGCCTTGATACGGTCGGCGGCACCGGACATGGTCTGCTTCACGTTTGCTGCGGCACCACCGAAACGCTTCTGCATCCCGGAGGTCAGCGCGTCCATGGCCTTGCCGGCGTCCAGGGTGCCCTTCGTGATGGATGCCCGGATCTCGTTGCCGGACTTGCCCATCTCCTTGCCGATGATGTCGGCGGCGTTGATGCCCCGGTAGCCGAGCTGGTTCAGGGTTTCGGCGGTGATCTTGCCGGTACCAGTGACCTGGGCGAGGACCGTGCTGATCTCGGCAATATCCTCATTGGACCCACCGGTGGCGGCGACCGCGTTCTGGATGGCGTCCAGGGTGGGGACGACGTCCTTCGCGGTCATGCCGAAGCCGAGGAGCTGCTGCTGCGCCTTAATGAAGACGGCCTTCGAGAACGGGGAGTTCTTCGCGAAGGAGTCCAGCTTGTCCATCTGGGCGTTGGCCTGCGCGCCGCCACCCATGATCGTCTTGAGTGCGGCACGGGAGGACTGCTGCAGGGTGTTGTACTCGACGCCGGTCTTGAACACGGACGTGCCCAATGCGGTGGCGGCGGCGGCGCCACCGGTAATCGCCCCGGCTGCGGCGTTGCCCATGCCCTTCGCGAACTTGCGGAAGTTCCCGTCCGACGCGGCCATGGTCTTCTCGGCCTGCTGCATGCCCTTCGTGAAGCCACGGTCGTCGAGGCGGAGGTAGGCGACAAGTTCGGCAGCGGTCATGGCCATGGCGGGTAACCTCCGTTATTCGGTTTCGGGTGCACTCTTCGGCTCGGGTGCGACGGCGCGAGCGAACGCGCAGTCCGTGTTGATGAGGGTGTTCACGTGCGTGGTGAACCACCGCCAGGAGCGGTTCGGGAACTCGTCCTCGAGAGTGATGCCGAGGACCTGCGTGAACGCGCCCTCGAGGAGCCGCCACTGCTCCACCATGGCCGTGTAGGTGATGGTGGGGTGGGAGCCGTTTAGCTCTTCGACTTCTTCGGTTGGGGCTTCGTACCACTCGTAGAGTCCGGTGTCGGGGTCGTATTCTCCGCGCCCGTACTCTGACTGAAAACGTTCGCTGCGGGGAGCGTCTCCGCTACTGCTTTTGGGTCGCCACCGGAGTTCCAGTAGGCCTCGGCGGCTTCGCGCCCGTAGAGGAAGTCGTGTGTTGCGGTCTGCCCGGCGAGGACGAGGGCTTCGAAGGGGACGCCGTCTGCGACCATTTCGTCGTAGAGGGGGCCGAGGAGTTCCTTGTTCATGTCGTCGACGGATTCGACGCCGTCGATCTGGAAGTCGGGGATCGGTTCCGGTTCGGGTGCGGGTTCACCGTTGGCTTCGGCGGCCTGTCTGGCTTCGTCGTTGTGGATGGCGATGCGCATGATCTCGGAGGATCGTTCGGCGATGAGGGTGAGGCGGACGCCGAGTTCGGCGGACACGGTCGGGAGGGTGTATTCCTTGCCGCCGATGGGGAGTTTGATGGGGCCTCGGAAGGCCTGGTATGCGTTGAAAGACATGGTGGTGTCTCCTTTGGTGGTGGGTTGGGGTGGTCCCCGGGCGCCGCGCACCCACCAGGGCGTGACGTCCGGGGACCGGTCAGTTGGGCAGGCTCAGCCTGCTGGGGTTTCGAGTGCTGCGACGCGGGCGGTCAGCGCGGCGAGTTCGGCGGACAGATCCTTGCCGTCCGCACCCTTCGCTCCGGTCGCCCCGGTGTCGCCCTTGTCGCCCTTGTCGCCCTTCGCGCCAGCGGCCCCGGTGGCACCCTTGGCGCCAGCAGCACCGTCCTTGCCGTTGAGTGCGCCGGAGTCCACCAGGTTGCGGATCTCGACGACGTTCGCCTTGATCTGGTTGTGCAGGTCAGGGTGCCCGTCGTCGCCAACCTTGGCGTCCGCAGGGAGCGGGGTAGTCCAGTCAGCCATAGTGGCTTCCTTCCTTCAGTACTTGCGGGAGCGGGGCAGCCGCGTCCCCGCCACTTAGACGGTGGCGGAGACGCGGGCTGTCATTCCCCCGGGTTGGCGCCCTGGCCGGAGTCGCCCGTGTTGAACGGGTTCGGGGTCAGCTTCTTGCGGGCCCCGTTTCCGGTGAGGGTCACGTTCACGGAGGACAGGTCGGTGACGCCGCCACCCTGCGGCTCCCACTGCACTGCAGCGTTGCCGGTGTAGGCGATCTCGCCGTCACGCTCGCCCCAGCGGACGTCCACGAAGCCTTCGCCGCCGAACTTGTCCTGGGTGTTCTCGAGGATCAGCTGGCCGGGGTCCTGCTTCTTGTCCGCCTGGCCGACCTTCTCGATGAGGCCGAGGGCGAGGTTCCAGCCCTGGGAGGTCTTCTCGGAGGAAGTCCAGCCGTCGTTGTCGAAGTCGGTGGAGTCCTCGAAGTTCTGGTCGAGGCCGGGGGTGAGGGAGTTGATGCCCTTGACGCGGACCCATGCGGTGTCGTCGGATCCGGTGGGCTTCACCTCGACGGCGTAGCGTCGGGCGAGCTTGGACGCGAGGGCGGTGGTGTTGTCAGCCATGGTGTGGCTCCTTGTCTACGTAGAGGTAGTAGTTGTCGGTGATCTCGTACCGGTCGGAGGTGTCGAGACCGAGGTCGGCGAGACTGTTTCGCCAGATGAGGGGCACGGAGTGGCCACCGAGGGTGACCGGGCCGAGTCCGTTGAGGGTGTCGTGGAGCCTGTCCACGGCTTGGATGCAGGGTCTCGGGTCGCGTGACCCGGACCGGATGCGGACCTGGAAGGCACGCACGTCCACACCTGGTTCCACGTCGACTTGCGCGACGTAGGGGGTGATGGCGATGAGGTCGGCGGGTGCTTGTGGCATGGCGCCGATCACGATGCCGAGGTCACCGTTCTTGTACCCGTCCTCTTTCCAGGTGCCGACGTGGGCTTCGTTGACCATGAGGTCGATGAACCCGGCGGCGAGGTCGAGGGTGAGGGAGTCGGTGACGTCCATATTCACTGTGGTCACTGGGTGGCCCTCCTCACTGCGGTGGTGACGATCCGGGAGACCTGCTCCCTGGACTGGTTGGCTGCGACCTCGAGGTATTTCGCTTGGCCGTCGCGGTGCCGGTAGTTGAGTTCCTCGTGTTGCCGGACGGCGTAGGGGAGGTTCGTGAACACGGCGGCGACCGGGTCGCCCGTGGTGGCTTCGGAGACGTGCAACGAGTTCCGGAGGTCCCCGTCACGTAGCGGGGTGAGGGGGACGGTCTGGGATCGGACGTATTCGGCGGCCTGGTTGAGTCCTTGGATGGCGGCGCCGGTCACGGCCTGCGTGACCTTCGGCCCGTACCAGTTCAGTGCCATGGTCGCCTCCTACTCGAGGTACACGACCATGTGGGACAGGCCGCCGGGGTGGTCGAAATGGGAGACCGCCAGGGCCTTCCGTTCGATCTCCCACTGGGTGCCAGCCCATACGGTCACCAGGGATCCGGCGGGCAGGGTGCGGGGTTCTAGGTACACGGTCGCCGACGAGGTCACCTCGCGGGCGTCGGCGTCCCGAACCACCTGTACCTTGTCCTCCACCAGGGAGCGCTTCACTTCCACCTGCTCACCCCACCGGTCCCCGTAAGGCCCAGCACCGAGGAAGGGCTTCACGAGGACCGTGTGGGGGAGGAGGCGGGCGGGGATGCGGGGCGGCATCAGGGCACGCTCACACGGGAGGTGACCAGACCCTCGATACGCAGGAGCCGGTAGGCGTCCGGTCCCACACCAGGTGGCACCGGGTCACCATCCGCACTCACGGTCGCATCGAAGTGCAGGGAGCCGAGCGAGGACGGGGCGGCACTCGTGGCGCCACCACCGGTCTCGTCCGCCCAGACCACTTGCGCGACCGTGGCGTCCCGGAACACCTGGGCTAGGTGTTCGTCGGTCGGCCGGCCATCAGCGTCCGTGTCGTACCGTGCCCCACGGACCAGCATGTCCACGATGAGTGACGCCGACGCCAGCAGGGCGTCCACGCCACTCACTGTCTGCAGATCCTCGGGGAGGTCGGACGGTTCAGCGTAGGTCAGCATGCGGGCCTCCCTTCTGCGGGATCAGCCGCGCCAAGGTCAGATCGTGGCCTTGACGCGGGCCGTTATTTTCCCGACTCGTCGCCCTCACCGGGGGTGCCGGCGTTCGGACCTGCGATGCGGATGGCACGCACGAACTCCTTGGTCCCACCCGGGTCGGTTGCGTCGACCGGGTCCGAGTAGGTGTTCACGCCGAAGAACGTGCCAAGGAAGGCGCGGTCAGAGTCGTTGTCGGAGTTCAGGGACTCCCAGTACGACATGGCGATGCCGCCACCGGACACGGACGCGGAGAACGGGACCGAGCGGGCCGGGGCCGGTGCGCGGAACACGGTCGGGAATGCGGTCGGGTGGAACAGGTAGATCGAGTCGTCGTCGATGACGTCGGACTCGTACAGGCTGAACCCGGCGATACGTCCGATCTCGGCCTCACGCAGGGTGTTCGAGTCGCCGGAGCGGTTCGCGTCGATCAGCGTGGGATCCTTGAGGGCGCGGGCGATGGCCTCGGTGCCTGCGATGGCGACCAGGCCGTCGCGGGGGACACCGTGCTTGCGGAGGAACTTCCGTGCGTCCACGAGGGCGTTGTAGGTGCCACGCTCTGCGTCGGCCAGAGTGATGGTCTCCGTGTAGGGGGCGCCCTCGATGGCGGCTGCGATGCGCTTCTCTGCCCCGTAGGCGACGGAGTTGGTCATGGGGGTGAGGACCTGTGCACCGTAGTCGGCGATGTCGAGGGTCTGCTCTTCACGGAGCAGCCCGACAGCCTTGTACAGGTAGGTGTCGAGCTTGATCTCAGCGGTGGCGTCCTTGATCTCGTCGGTGACGATCTTGCGGGTCGCGTCACGCCAGGCGAGCTCTCGGGCGTCGCCGAGGGCGCCACGGATGGGGATGAGGACCTTGTCGCCGCGGGGGCCGACGTTGCCCTGATAGTTGGTCTCCGCGTCGCGGTAGACCAGGTTGGGGAGGATGGTGTCCTCCTTGACGAGTCCGAGGGCGGCATTGCCGATGACCTCGGGCTTGAGGAACTGATGAGCCATGATGGCCCTCCTTGTCAGTAGATGCGGTTCTTGCGGATGAGCGCGGCAAGTTCAGTGGGGGACTGGCCCGCCTGCTGTTCTTGTTTGCCGCCCATCTCCCCACCACTGCGGGAGGGCGCCGGGCCGCTCGCCTTGAGCTTGGGGTTGGTGTCGACCTGTTCCTTGATGGCGTCGCCGATCTTGGTGGCGAAGTCCTCAGAGGTGGGGTCGAGGTCCGTGACCTTCGCCAGGAAGGTCCGGGAGTCGAGGAGCGCGGCGGGGTCTCCGTCGTGCTGGGATGCTGCGCGGTACACGGCGAGTTCGATGGCGGCCTGCCGGGAGGCGGCCTGCGCTGCGGAGACCTGTTTGGTGAGGTCTTCCACGGACGGTGCGTCGGCGTCGTCGTCCTTGATGAGGCCGAGTGCCTTGCCGATCTTCTCGGTGACGGAGTCGGTGGCTTCCTGCGCTGCCGTCTGCTTGGCGTTGGTGCGTGCTGAGGCGTTCTCGGCGCGGAGGTCGCGCACGAGGGTTTGCGCCCAGTCGGGCAGGTCTTCGACCTTCTGCGCGGCGGGTGCGGGGTCGGGGGTCGGGGGCGTGGTCTGCGTCTGCCCGGCCTCCGGGGTCTGGGGCTGTGCGGCGCCGTCGTTGGATGCGCCGTCAGCGGGGGTGGGGTTGGTGTCAGCCATGGTGGGTTTACCTCCTGGGTTGGGCCGCGTCTAGCGGCGTTGGTGGCCGAGGTTGAGTTGTTCGCGGCGGCGCTGGCGTTTCAGGCCGGTCGCTTCGACGTGCTCACGGATCTGCTCTTGTGTGTCACGGATGCGCGCCTTGACAGTTGGGTCGGTATCGAGGAGGTCCTCACGCTTGAGCTTGCGAACCTTGCGTTCGAGGGCTCGGAGCCGGTCGCGCTCCTGATCCTTCTCCGGTGAGTAGGTGGAGGTCTTGACGACGGGGTCCACGCCGGGGAGGACACAGGCTGTGGTGCACCTACAGTTCGGGTGAGACCAGCCAGCCTCACGGGCCTGGTCGATGGTCCCGGCGACGTGCACGGTGACCATGCGGTCATCGACGGCGGACAGCATCGGGTAGTCACCCGCCGGCGTCCCATCCAGTGAGAGGGTTTTGTTGACCCAGGCACCGCACTTGGAGCACATGTCGTTGCCGCCGACGATCTTCACCAGGAAGATCCCGTTGGCGTGCATGGTGTGCTCGTTCTGCGCCCGGTATGCCCGAATCGTCGCGGTCCTGCTGGCCATCTCCACGTAGGAGGCGAGGTTCCAGCGACGGCCAGCCTTGTCCACGAACCCGGTGACGCCCTGCCCGATCAGGTCACGCCACGCGCTCGCTTGCGCTGGCCGCTGCCCGGTCGAGACCAGCAGGTTCCGGGCTGTGGTGTCGGCGATTGCCTTCCGGTACACGTCGTCGGGGAACCGCAGGATCCGCGACCTGACGTCCTCGAACGCCGACGTCAGGTCGCCGATCACATCCATGACCGCCTGCGCGTCACCCACACGCCGGAACGGGCCAGGCAGGCCAGGCAGCGCCGACAGCTGGGTGAGCGCTGCGCCCATGCCACGCTTGGACGCCACAGCCACCAGCGTGTCGATCATGTCCGGGGTCGCAGTCGCCAGCCGGTCGGCTACGCCCTGCACATGCCGTCTCAGACGGACCAGTTCACGCGGCGTGAGCTCGTCCGGCATGAGACCGGCCTTCACCTCGGCAGCGAACGCTTTGAGGATGTCCTCCTCGGCGAGCACGTACGCGGCGACAATCTCACCGATGATGGACGTGACCACGTCCTCGATGGGCGTGTCTGGTGGTGGCGTCCACTTCATGCGGGCACCACCACCTCAGCTATGAGCGGTCGAACGTGAGCGGGTCCGTGATGGTGCCGTTCTCCGCATGGATGCGTTCAACTTCCTCGTTCACGGTGTCGCGGTCCCAGTTCGGATGCTGCATCCGCACCAGGGTCTCCGTGGACGCGGCCATGGCTGACCGGAGCTGGTTCGCGGTCTGAGCCAGGTCTAGGGGGTCCTTCTGTGTGGTCTCCTGGAACTTGATCTCCGGCAGATCGTCGACCTGCTGGCCGCCAAACACGACGGCGTCCACGTTGATCAGTGTCCGGATGAACGGTGCCAGCGCTGCAGCCCAATACCGGGACTTCTTGTCCCTTGTGCGCTCCGACATGCGCTCTCGGGCCTTCACCTCGGTCGCTGTCGTGGACACGGCCATGGGGTCGTCTCCGAACGTGCTGGGCGAGTATCCGGCGGCACGGAGGATCGCCCGGAGAATCTCCATGGCTGTGGCCTTGTGCTCCTCCACACGGATCTGGAATTGCTGGGGGAGGATCCCGGCATCGGCCATCTTCCCGCCCATGGGGGCCTCGGTGAAGATCTCCCGGTCATCGTCGAACTCGACGCCGCGACCGCGTCCGCGGGATTCGGTCATGCCTTCGGGGATGATCAGGCGGGCCTTCGCGAGCTTGATGTCGCGCATCCAGGAGGAGTAGACCTCGTCGAAGGAGTCGAAGAGTGGTTCGATGCCCTCAAAGTCGGACCTGCCGTAGGGTGCCAGGTCGGGTGTGGTTCGCCAGCGGCGGGACGGTTTGATGTTCGGGATGTACGCGGCAGTGAGTGTGTCCACACCCGTGTCGATGCCGCCTTCTGCGTCGACCATGTCGGCCAGGTATTCGGTAGCCGGGTTCTCGTCCAAGGGGACTTGGCGGCCCAACTGGCCGGTCTCACCCACGTACAG